AGTGGCAACAAGGGTGGTGTTGACAGAGTTCCACCTAGTAACAATGAAAGTATATCACCAAATCCTGCATCAACAAATAATACTGCAAAAAATACTCCTTCTACTAATGGTAAAACTACAGTCTTAAATGTTAACGCTCCACAAAATAATACCCCACCTCAAACCAATGAATTCGGTACTCCAACAGCATCTAGTAAAACTGCTAGGGCAGACACACAATCTGTATTTTATAACACAGCAGTCAGTATGGGCTAATGCTATTATCTGAGACAACAAAAAAAATAAAACAAGACATTGGTGGTGAAAAAGAAATTCCGCCAATGCTGGATAATACCTTTTGGGGTAATAGAGAAATAGAAACCCAATCTTTAAAAAAGATTTCGGTAATAAACAAAAAAATATCTTTGATAGAAAAAGCAATAAGAAGAATTGTTAAATCTTTTATTTCTTTAAATAATTTTTCTGATCAGCTAGATGGTTTAGAGGGAAATGCTCCTGGTGCTCCAAGAAAAGGAGTGAGTAAAATTGAAGATCCTGTAAAACCTGCCGATTGGTCTTTCTTGGGAAAACTTATTGCAGCTGGTATGGTATTATTCCTTGGATATAAAATTGTAGAGTATGTTGTCAAACATATAATATCCCCAATAATAAATGGATTTACTAAATTAATTAATTCAGTTATAGGTATATTCGCTGCAGCAACGAATGTATTTATTTCTGGTTTTGCAATGACTATAAAAGCTGCTACAAATTCAGTAGTCTCTTTCATCAATTTATCTACAGAATTATATTATTCCTCAGCAATAGGACTTGCAAAAATACATAAAAGTATTACAGGAAATACCGCAGAAATAGAAAAACAAATTGAGGACTTACGAAAAGAAAAGATTTCTACGCAAGCTGCAACAACAGCTGCAGGTAAATCTGTTACGACAGAAATAGAAACTGAAAAAAATGTCGCGATTTCTGCAGTAACTTCAACAGCAGCAGGAGCAGAATCCGCAGTAACAGATGCAGGAACTTCTGTAATAAGTGCTATAACTCCTCCGCCATTACCAAATATATTTGCAGGAATAGGTGGGATGATTTCTGGTGGTGGTGCTGCCCCATCCACTACAGGTGAAGGGTTTGGTGGAGCAGGAGCATCTGGAGAATTTATTGGACCTGGTGTTGGTGAAACAGGAAGTTCTAAAGAGGCGATGGACTTTTTCATAAGCAAGGGATACACACCGGAACAAGCAGCAGGTATTGTAGGTAACTTACAAGCTGAAAGTGGTGCAAATTTACGAACAGATGCTGTTGGTGACCAAGGCAGAGCATATGGTATTGCTCAATGGCATAAACCCAGGCAAAACACTTTCAAAAGAGTTTATGGAAAAGATATTAGGCAAGCAGGATTTAGAGAACAATTAGAATTTATTCAATGGGAACTCACACATAAAGAAGGTACTGAAGGTGAAAAACCTGCTGGTGACCTATTAAGAAAAACTAAAACTGTTGAGGATGCTGCAATAGTGGTTGATAAATTTTATGAAAGAAGTACTGGAGAAGCTAGAAACCAAAGAATAAAAAATGCATTAGCATTAAATGCCGGTAGACAAAACAACACGGTAATAGTTGTCAATAATCCACTACCCAAACCACCCAAAAAGAAACCACCAACACCGAAATACACTGTTGTTGACAGTCATGATTATTTTGGAACAGGCGACAGAAACCATATCCCATTGTCTCTTAAGCACGGCACATAAAAAAATGGGGATGGATTTCTCCACCCCCAAGTTCACCCAATAGGATTAGGACTAGTCGTTAGCCAACTTCTTGAAGTAGCTAAGATCATCGTCATCATCTACCGTAGCCGAGAAGGGGACGGCAGCGACAGGACCAGAGGCATCAGCATCCTTCTGCCTAAAGGTAGGCGCGGCAGCTACTGGAGCATCCTCCTGGAACTCCCTGGAGACCTTTGCAGTCAGTCCCAGAACGTCATTTAGCTTAGTCTTAAGGGTATCGTACTCCTTAAAGTTCTTCGGGTCCAGGAACGCCTGGAGCGAGTGAGCAGACTTCCAGATACGCTCTAGTTCACCATCATCGTTGTTCAGAGGACCACGATCCGAGAACTCAGACTTGTCGTAATTACGATAGCCTTCGACCTGACGGATCTTGATCTTGAAGCTGGCACCTTCCCAGAGATCAAAGGGATTCAAAGGCTTCTCATCAGCGAACTGAGGATTCATCGCCTCATTAAGCTTATCGAAGATCTTCTTACCATACTTGAAGAGGAACACCTTACCTTCGTTCTGTGGCTTCGAAGGGTCGCTAACGATATACACATTGCTGATATATGTTAGCTTGCGCTTCTGATCACGAGCTTGCTTACGAGCAGGTGAGTTGTCATCAGTGGTGGAGTTCCAGAGCTGAGTATTATACTCGCTGACTGGATCAGGCTTGCCGATTGTTGTTAGGGAGTTTTCAATGTACCACTTGCCGCTGGTTTGACCCTTAAACCCATGACCCCAAGTGCGTACGAAAGGCACGTCTTCAGCGGCAGGAGCAGGTAGGAAGCGAACAACGGCATAGCCATTGCCAGTCTTGTCTACTTCAGGATACCAGAAGCGGTCATCCGCAGATGAAGCATTTTCATTGGTATTAATCTTCTTAAGCTGAGCAGTTAGCTTAGTTAGTTCAGACGAACGCGAGTTCTTTAGTGTAGCAAAATCCATTAGTATTCTCCGTATGTTTGTATGTTTGTATATGTGATTATCCACGTACTCAATAATATAACCTATTTATCAAAAACAGTCAAGGCAATATTTCGCATCTTCTGTTTATCATAATTTAGAAAGGGACGATACTTTTTACATAACAAATTAACTTCCTTCCACACAATATCGTCACCCAGTTCTTTATTCCAATGCTCGGAGAAACCTAAGAGATCATCTAGTATGATTAGACTCTCTATGCTTATCTTCTTACGAAGGAATATCTTCAGCAGAAAGGGATGCTGTTGATTCTTTACTATAACGTTTTCATCTAATGAAGTCAAGCAGTTTTTTAGCTCTTGTTCAAAATAATATGATAGTGCTTGAAATCTTTTCTTCCAGTCGACATAGATCTGTTCATATTTACAATTACCGACTAGATCACCTACCCAAAGATTAGACTCACCAATGACAAAATTTGATATTAAAAAGTCTTTGACATCTTTTCTCTTGGCTAACTTAGCGAAGAAGAACCTATCCTTACGAGTTTGGAATTGATCAATAGATGTTTTAATCTTACCATTATATTTTATGAAATCATATGACTCAGTCGTGAAGTGATTTTTCAGAGCAGAGTACAAGACATAAGTCTCATATGGGGTCATATGTTAGGAAGCCTCGCTATCTTGGGTAGATAGTTTAAAGTTTCAGCTTCACCCTGTACCTTGCTCTTCATATTAGAGTTCAGCTTGATAAAGGATGCTGCTGTTTCTACTTCAATCTTATTACGATCACAGTACAGGATAACAGCATCAATATACTCGATGTCAAGTTCCCATACTAGTTCTTCGATCTCACGCGCAAATTCTGCAGGTGTTTTTAGTTTTGGAAGGCTCATGACCAGCCAATTAGAGTTTTTAGATGAGCTATATCTTCAAGACGTTTCTCAGCACTGCGAGGATACTTCTTCGCGCGCATGTCTGAGGCGGGATTCTTAGGACCACGCTCCATACGCACTAATGCTTCTTTTCGCTTTTCCATTTTAGTCTTTGGCATAATATATCCTCTTTGTTGAAAGGTGGTGGGTATTCTGTTTCTAGGAACCCACCGAACCCAAGTCTAGCTTATGCGGCTAGAGCAATGCTTCCATTATCGTTAGCATTTACATTTGATCCGTCACGGTGGTATCTACCGATTAATCTCCGCTACCCTATCCTCGCCTGTCGATCCTGTGTCGCCCCCGCAATGGTGGAGGCGTCGGGTACTGCCCCCGAGTCCAGAACGCTAATCAAGTAACATCAACGACCAATTACTTCTTCTTCTTAGAAGTCATCTTCTTAGCAGAAGCCTTAACCTTAGTGGCAGTCTTCTGAACTGCTTCCTTAGCATCAGCAACGTCAACCTTGCCATCCTTGTTTACATCAAGAACGTTCTTAACATCTTCCTGAATCTTCTTCGCTTCTGCAGCTAGAGGATTACCAGCCCATAGAGACTTAATATTGTCCCCAAAGATAAAATATACTGCAACTAGTACAGCAACAACAAGTACGATATAAATCATTTTATTCTCCTTAATTAATTAACAACACAATCATTATACTATATGCGAACATTTAAGTCAAGCTTTAATAGCTACAGTGTACTCTACTGGATTATTTAATACTCCTCGCCGAATTAAATCGGTAGTCTTACGAGTGGGTTTCAAATACTGCAGTATTCGTGGAACAGCTTTAAGAGGATCAGCATTACCGCACATAAAAATATCTATGGCGATATAATTCACCTCTGGGTAGTGATGCCAAGACAGATGACTCTCTGCCAAAACAACAACACCAGTAGTACCACACTCTTCACCAAACTCATGTACATGTTCGCTTAGTACAGTAGCTCCGGCGTCCTGACAAGCAAGAGAGAACTGATGAACTAGATCTCCCTCGCTAAACTTATTGTTTTCTATACCCCACAGGTCTAGGATAAGATGATTACCAACATATACGCTGCCATCTTCCATTTTCCGGAAGTGATTAAAGATATCTTTCACCATAATTCATTCAGCACCTAGTTTTGTTACTTATTATTTATAACCAGTCCAATCAACTGGATCTCCACCAAAATACTTAATGACGCTATTCATCTTACGAAGCATACGGATACTTTCATCAATATCCATAAACAAGGCATCAGTCCTTTTAGCATCTGCAGCTCGAGCGACATCTTTTTTTATACACTCTGCCAAAATATCAGCAGATTCCTGAAGTCTCTCAATTACAATACTATCAATTGTGTTGACGCTAAGATCAAGATTTACGGTTTGCATAATTCTCTCCTATAAAATAAAGAGCCTTTTAAAGTCGTGCTCAGGACTCGAGGATTAAGCAGCCTCAGCCATTTCAACAGCCAAGTTCAGAGCCTGAACCTTACGAGCCTGATTGGCACCAAACCAAGCAGAGGTCATGCGAGTGTCGTTAGAGCGACCCAGCACATGGTCAGTCAGGAAGGTGACGCTGTTATAGGCATTCCACCAGCTGCCAGGAGCATAATTCGCACCAGGCTGAGTGTCAAGCATATCAACAGCCAACTGAGCCGCACGACTATGCGCCTCGACCGTCGCACCCATTTCCTTCTTACGATCAGAAGTCTTCGGGAAGATGCGGTTGAAATACTCAACGACATTTTCGTTCGTGTAGCGTTTCTGACCGAGGAACGCAGCCATCTCCTTGTACTTCACAAGCTTATCCTTGGCGACACCCAGAGTCTCCTTGACCGAATCAGCGTCAAAGACGTTACGATGGTTAACACGGACCATCTTGGAGGTCTTAGAGGACAGCGAGAGGGTCAGGGTATTATTGCAGACCACGCGGATGGGCGTGAACTGGACCGTGATGCTCTTGCCGAACTGGTGGGGATTGGAGAAGAGCAAGAAGCCTTCGACCTTATCACCACCAAAGAGTTCAAACGACTCCTTGATCTTCGCGAGCGCCCACACGTGGCGACCACCCTTGAGCGAACCAGCAGTATGCATTTCCATATCACCAGCACCAACGAAGTCGTTGAAGAAGGTGAAAGCTTCAAGGTTCTGGCAGGGGTTCCAACCATCGCTGACGATAGTCAGGATCTTGTCATCCTTATCGCGGACCAGAGCTTCAACACCGGACTTTACCTGTTTACCATTAATCTTGGCATACAGGGGGATCTTCTTGACTTCCCAGTTCAGACCAGCCTTTTCAAGCACGTCTTCAGGGGAGAGGTCGGGGAGGATCTTAGTGCCCAAACCATGCCATGGCTGCTCGCCCGCATACACCATCTGAGCTTTATTGTCGATAATTTCAATTTCGTGAGACATATCTATAACTTCCTTTTCATAGTTTCGATTTAATAAGAATACGCTAATTTTAAAATAAAGTCAAATACTATTTTACAGACTGCCACCCAGATATCGTCGAGTAGGTTTGGGTGGGAACACCATTAGTGTAAAGCACAGCTTCGAAACCACACCTCACAGCTTTCTCAACAGCGACATTGGGGTCCATACCTTCATAGACCACATTGCCGAAATTCGTCATAATCACCTTATACACAAGCTTCTCCTACTTCATACAAATAAGCATATTCGCTTGCTTCTTTAGCATGGTCAAACCCCTTGGTCGCCACACAGATACCATTCTCGAGTAATTCTACATACCAAGAATTATCGTCGAGACGATGCATTTTAGTGGTGCGCATTAGGCAGCTTCCTTTTTCAGTTCTTCGGTCTGTTCGATATTGAAGACCGTAAAATACTTCGGCTTCGCAACCTTCTTCTTTTTCTTAAGATCTTCAACGAAGACCACACGGCAGAGACGATATCCACGCTCGCCTTTTTTGACGACCTTACCGATGCTAA